TCAGTTTGAGGCTTCCGATCGCGCGATTGCAGCCCAGGCCGCAGCTACGTCGAATGCTGCAACGGCCTCGATGGTCGGCAACGCCTGAACCTGCGGGTAGAGCTGAGCCTTCACGTTGAAGGTGTTCTGGATGTGCTGGCGCACCAGCTCGCCCAACATAATGATGGTCGCATTATCCAGCGGCATGAAAACGCCGGGGGTCACCTCCCAGGTCGGAACGCCGTAGTTCGGGTCGAGCTTGGCCATGGTGTAGACCGCGGCAATCTTCTGCTGGCTATTGCTGTCGGTGCTGATGGTCATGCCGGCGAATTGCACGCCGCCAATCTCGCGCTGCCATCGATAGTCATCCAGCTCGGCGAGCTTAGCCGCCTTCAACCCATCGAAGGTCGGCTCCGGCTCTGGGTCTGGGTCGGGCGGCTTGGGGAAGTCGACAACGAGCACCCCATCTTTGATTTGAACGGCCTTACCGACGAGCATGCCGGCCAGGGCCTCGGCGTACTGCTCGTCGGTGATCTCGATGCCGCCTGCGATAGGGTCATCCTGGCTGATACGGCCTTCGCCGGCAAAATACAGGGTCATTTGATCCTCATGAAATAGTCGACGCCGATGTTCTTGCCGCGCGTTTCATTGGCCGTGCGCGGCGTACCGTTCGCGCCGTCACTGGTCACAATGCCTGCGTTATTGGGGTTGCCGCTATAACGGTTCGGCGAGCCAGAGTTGGCAACGTCAACGTTGAAAGAATACGCGCCTTGCGGGTGCGTGTGCCCCTGGAAGGTGTCGGTTTCGACAGTGCCTACGGCGCCGCCGCGAAGGAACCGGCGTTCGGTATTGATCAGGTTGACGGTTTGCCCCAGGAGCGGGCTACCTGCCAAATTGATGACGGCCGTGGCGACGACCAGGGGTGCCGAGCCCGTCACGCTTTCGCTTGTCAGCACGCCGGTATTGTAGGCCGACGATGCCGAGAGCTGGATATAGCGATAGCCCTTGTTGGTCGGCGGCGTTGCAACGCCTGCCAGGTTAGTGGCGATTGGCAACGGCACACCAATTGGCGCCAGCGCCCAAGGATCGTCGATAAGAGCGATGGTCCCGTTTGCGTCCGGGATTTTGAGCGTGCGCGTCGTCAACGTCGTGATGCCGGAAAGGTCGAAGGCCATCTTCTTCGAGACGTCTGCGCTGTCCCACAGTGCGAATAGGTTCGAGCCGAACCACGCCTTTATCTGGGACATCATCATGCGGAAGGCATCGTTGACCGCCGAGGGCGGCATGACGTTTTCGGCCAGGGTGATGTTGCCAACATCGAGATTGTTGGCCGGGGTCACATCCCAGTCGCTTATCTTATCTTTTGCCATGTTTGCTCACTTTCGCGACCACGAGTTAGTGTCGGCGTCGTATTTGTTTTCGCCCCTTACGGGGCTCATACCGCCGCCGCTGCTGCTCCCCGACGAACTGGAGAAGTTGGGATCACGCCCCACATTGATCCAGCCGCCATTGCCGTTGGGCGCGTAGAGATACCCGCCGGCTCGAGCGGTAGCAGCGCCGGGGGCGTACTGGTTGCCACCTCGCATCCCTTGGTAAATCAGGTTGTCGATACCGCTCTTGAACGGGCCGGAGGCATTGTTGATGGCCTTGGAGAAACCCTGCGCCATGCCGAGGACACCGGGGAGCGGGACGCTGGGCAGAATGCTAGATGGCCGGTCAAGGCGCGGCATGGGCACCGGCGCGCCGGTCGCCCGGACGCCAGGCACAGGTACGGTCGGAGTGGACGTCGGGAGCGGTGTCACATCGAGCATCGTGGCGACGGCCGTACGAGCAGGCGCCGGGGCCGGAATCGGAGCGACCGCCTTCGTGGAAACGCCACCCACGCGCATATTGGTCGGCGGGTCGACGATCTGGTTGGGCAAGAGCCGATCGGTGCTGGTCTTGAAGGTCAGCGCCGTGCCCACCGGTGGATTGCGAAAATCGCCCAGCTCCGAGAGCGACGGCATCGTGCCAAGGTCGAGGGCCGCTGTGCGCGTAGTTCCGGGATCGGGACGTGGCGTCGGCAGAGCCGGCACATCTCGAATGGCCTGCAACTCAGCAGTGGTTGGGCGCTTGGGTGACGGCGCCGGGGCACTCGCTTTCGGGGTCGAGGCAACGCGAGTATCCGGCAAGCCGGCGTTCTCGTAGGCAATCTGCCGCTGGAGGCTCCCGGCCGGTTCCGGCGACGGCTTCGGCGTCACCAGAGGGACCAGATCACCGTATTTCTGCTCGAACGTCGAGGAGGCGGCAGTCTTCGCCTCCTTTGGCGCCGAGAACACACGCGAGGGAGCCATTGTGGCTTCGCGAGCCGGCGCCTGAGATTGACCAGACGCTGGCCGCGAGGGGAGCGCCGCAAGGCCGATATCAGGCATGCCTTCGTCCCAGAGCGTCAGAGCCGCCGGGTCAATCACCTGACCGTTGCCCTGCAAGATCGGCGTGGCCAGGTTGCGCGGCGCGGTCATGCTGCTGGGGAGCGGGGTGATGCGGGACGATGCCTCACCCCGCGGCGCGAGCGAGGCCATCGTGCGCGCGATGGTCGCGTTCGTCGCAGCCGCCGGCAACGGTGCTGGCAGCGCGGGCGCGTCGGCAGCAGCTCGCGGCATGCCGGTTAGCGGGTCAATGCTCAGCGTCGACACTGGCCGGATCGCCAGGCCTTCGGCCGTCACGCTCTCGGGCGCATAAGCCGAGCGCAGCGCTGGCAGGCTCGATGGCAGCGGAGCGGGCGCCACACTGTCGATCGCGGCAAGGGCGCTGTTCCCCATCGCGGACTTAGGCACGTCGCCGGAAGCGTAGAAGCGATGGCCCCCGATAGTGGCCACAAGATCCATGTTCTTGGACCAACCGGGCTTTGCGTTGCCGCTCAAGAAGTGATCGGCGCCGGGAACCGGGTTGGGGATTGTGCCCTTCTGGACGCCCTCAACGATCGCCTCTACCTGCGAGCGCAGCTTCGAATTCTGCTGCGCCTTTTGCGCGCCCGATCCGGGGTTGCTGTAGCCCTCGAACTGGCCGGGCTGTCGCACAACCTGATCCAGCGTCATGCCGCGAGCTTCTGCCCGCTGCTGGAGCGCCCAGGCGGCGGCGATGAGGCCCTTGCGCCCCTCACCACCGGCTTCGGCAATGAGGGTATCAATCACAGCTTTTGAGGCCATGCGGTACTCCATAGAAAAAGGGCCACTCATTGAGTGACCCTTTGATCGTTGAAGGCAGATGGTTGCGGTTAGTTACTGGGCGGAGTTCGCGCCAAGAGGTCATTCAGTTGCTGCTCTTGACGTTGCAGTTGTTGCTGCTGCGTTTTCGCCATCTGCGTGAGCATGTTGAGGGCCTCCGCGTTCTGCTGAGACTGCACCTCGGTTTGTGCCGCCTGCTGGGCAGTCACCGATGCGGCCGAAATACCACCGTCGAAGCGGTCGCCTCCCCAAGCCAGAAGTGCTAGAAGCACGCCGACCACGGCGACGACAGTTGTTGCCAAGCCAGCCCAAAGGCCAAGCGTTGTGGGCAGATGCGACGTCTTTGCTTCGATTGCGGCTATGGAAGCGTTCACCGTTGTGAGTGTCTTGCTCCACTCAGCAGTCGCAACTTTGACATCCGCCCGAATCCCCTCCAGTGCTTCCGAAATACGCGCTTCGGATGCCTCTGTCCGGGCGCTCATCGCGTCCATCTTGGCGTCTATCTCTTCCCGAGTGGGCGCGGACATCTCCTTGCTCCTAACGCGTCTTTTTACTTTTCCAGTCCAACTTAGCCGTCCGCCGCCAGCGGCCGATCTCTCGACGGAGTATCCAAGCCCCGGTACGGCTTCATCGTATGTGTAAGCATCCACGGCACCAAACGGCGTGGACGCTCCCTCTAGGATAGCCGCGCGAACGCCGGCCGTTCCTGGAGGAACGGGTTTGCTGGCTCGCGGCATCTGGACGACATTAACGTCACTGTCCGCTCGGCTCAGCACCACCGTCCTGCTCCTTCTGCTGCTCCCTAATATAGGCGTCCCATCGCTTTACTACATCGAGGCCACCTAACAATTCGTAGAGCTGATAGGCGTTCCAACTCGTTAGATGCAGCGCCGCACGGAACTGGATGTCGCTGGCTGGGTCATATTGCTCAGCAAAAGATATCCGGACTCCTCCGTCCTGATCGGTCGCAACGCCAATACGGTTTGCGACGACGGCAGGCCCTCTATGAAACGCGCGCCACTGAACCGTCTCCGCGTCCTCGGCCGCGTTGCTAGCATTTTCTTGGTCGGCCATTGCTCCCCCACCCCACAAGACGTCAATAGGCATAGAGAAATGGATAGTCGACCGCAAGCGACCTTCCAACTCTCCTGCTATTGCGCCTCGGCACCCAGCGCCAACGAGGGCGCAAGGGAGCGGGACAGAGACCGTTTGAAGGTCTGTCCAGCGAGACGGACGTTTCCCGGCGTGGCTTTGATAAGCAGACGACGGGCGAGGTCAGGGCTGAGCATCGCCTCCTTCACCAGGTCATCGACCCGGCTCAGGCCGACTTGGCGCAGCGCGGCCGTGAAAGCCGTGGCCAGGCCAACCGGCACGCCCAGCCACGGGCCGCCGATGAGGGACACACCACCACCGCTCGCGATTGCCTGAGCGAACAGCTTTACCAGGATCGATGAATTGTTGTCGGTGACGCGAGCCGCGAGAACGTCTTGGGTGGTGTTAGAGCCTCCCGGCAGGCGTACAGACGAAACCGAGCGATTGGCACGCTGCATATCCTCGGCAATACGCTGGAGCGTGGCCACCTGCTCGTCGCTGAACCCGGCTGCGCGCAGCGTAGGGGCGCCGCGGCGAACAAAGGTCATAAACTCGTCGGCTCGCATGGCGCCCAGGCCGGACGTACCAGCCTCGGTGTTCCCCACGAAACGCTCGGTGATGTAGTCTGCAACGGACTTGCGCAGACCTTCCAGCGCTTCTTTATTCCCGCCGATCGCGCGGCGAATGGCCATCATCTGCTGTACGCTGTCCTGCCGGCTGAAAATGCCGCCGATGACCTTCGCTACGTCAGACGGATGGTCTACCCCGATCAGCCGGCCCAGGATGCCCTTCTGCGCCTCGTCGATAGCGAGCTTTCGAGACGCGACGGCCTCCCCCATTGCTTCGGAAAGCTTACCCGCATCCGAAAGCTGTTTGTCGAGCGCGGGGAACGCGCGGAGAGCGTCGGAGTGCGCTTTGCGCCATGCTGCCAGCTTTACCGGGTCAAGGGTGCCATCCTCGCGCAACGCCGCCACTCGCAGACGGCCAATGGCGTAGTTGCGCAATTCGATGAGTGCCTGTTTGTCACCGATAGCGCGGCGCAGCGCCTGCACGTCGTCAAAGGCGCGCTGGCCGGGCCGGAACACACGCGCGGCAACCGCGGAATCGCCCATGTTATACGGGGCCGTGGTCGCCGGGCGCTGCCGGATCGGAGCCAGCGTACGATTGTCGAAAGTGTTGGCGCGATCAAGGGTTGCTTCGCGGGCGGCCGTCAGTCGTCCGAGGGCGGCTCGGTCGAAGTTTGCTGGACCATCTGCCGATAGTCGCGGATCGCGCGGAGAATTTCGAGGTCCGATTCGCGCTTCGCCCGTTGCTCCAAATACGCTGCCGCCGCCAACCGTTCGCCCTCGGGCAACTGGTCCAACTGCGCCGAGATCATCATGCCCGGCCGCTGCCTGTGTTTTTCTGGCGTTCCAGTCATTTAGCCACTGTTCGACCCGATGAGCTGCCGTTTGCTCAACCGACATCACCCCGGCGGTCACCGCGCGTTCCTCCTGGGCCACGCGCTGCACCACTCCGCTGTTGAGGTCTTCGAAGATAGCAGAATTCAACTGCGACATGCGACGGTAAGTTGCGGTGTCCCCAAAGCGATCACGCTCCGCACGCATCGCCTCGTTGAGGCGGGTGTGAAGCGCCGACAGCTCATTGAAGGGCACAACGTCGCCGTATTGACGCAGCACGTCATACACGGCCGCCTCTTCGCCCCCAGGCGGCTTGGCCGATGCCGGCGTTTCCTTTTGGATGTCAGCGGCGCGCTTCGTCGTGTTGGTCGGAGAAATGGTCAGGGTGCCGTCAGGATCGACGGCCTTCCATAGTGCATCCTCTTGCGCCTTGGCTGCCGCGCGAGCCTCCTCTAGCGAGGCACGGATGTTGCCGCCAGCAATGTTGGCAGACGTTCCCTCCCCGATAGCCTCGGTGGCCTTCCGCGCGCGGCCGGTTGCAGCCTCAACGGCCTGATAAGTCTCCTCGTCGATCTGCGCGAGACGATCGCGCAGGGCGTTCGATACCTGCTCAGGCGCGCCGCCGGGCTGCAGTTCGTCGACCGCACCAAGCCTGGCTTCATTTTGCTGAGCGCGGCGCGCCATGAACTCAGCTGGCGCCCGCGCAGAAACCCCACGCTCGAGCCCGCCTAGTCCCATATCGCCGGTGAGCTGGAACGTGGTCGGGTCTGAGCCTTCCACCAGCGTGCGCGGAGCGTTTTCCAGCGCGTCGAGCGCGGCGCCCGGGGACGTCGCAGCCTCACGCAGAGTTTCGCCAGCCAGCATTTCTCGGCCGCCCTGGGTAAGCGGCGACAGATAGCGACCTGCAAGCTGCACGCCCTTGCCAGCGAGTGCCGGCAGTTCGGTCACAGCGTGAGTGAGGCCGGCTGCGCTCAATCCCCCACCAAGTGCAGCAAGAGGCTTCCAACCGTCTGGGGCGGCGTCCATCGCGGCTTCCGCGCCCACGCCGCCACCGGCGGCAATGGCCGTGTTGCGCGCAAACTGTCCCATGGTCTGCGAACGGCCAGTGAGGGCCGCCAAGGCATCAGGCACAGCCGCGACAGCGCGCGGGAGTTGCTGCACTACCTGGCCGGCCTTAATGGCAAACGCTTCCGGGATAACCGACATCGCGGTGGCTTCCGCGCCACTACGCGCAAGACGCTCGGCCGGCGTAGTAGCCGCTACCTCGTCGGGGGTGGTGAAGCCTAAATCGCCCTGAATGCGCTCCCAACGCTTGCGCGAGCCCGGCAGATCGTCCGGGATATTCGGGATCGGCCGGCCACCGCCCGCCATCTCAATGCCGGCATTTCCGGCATTGACCAGCGAGTTGCCCACCCAGACCGGGAAATCCACCGGAGCACCCAGGAGGGCGTTCGCGCCAATATCGATGCCCGCGCCGATATTGGCGACGATGCCGCTGGGGCGCTGCTCAGAAAGCGAGCCGTCCTGGCGCTCGCGCACCTGCTCGTCGGTTTCTCCTGCCGCCTTCTTGGAAAGTTGCTGGCGCAGGTAGTCGCCGTCCTTGTCGCCGGGCTCGCGCAGCTCATAGAGAGCATCGCCGCGATCCACGCCGACCTTGGTGAGGTAGTCGGCCATCGGCATGTCGGAGTAGAATTTGCGGTAGAGCGACACAGCAAGCTTCGCGTCCCCCATGTCGCCGTACTCGGGGTGCTGCTGCCGGATTTCAGCGATAGTAGCCATCAACGAATCCCTAGCGGATCACCAGCGTTCGGCGTGCCAGTGCCGGGCGCTGCATAGTCGGGGTCGAAATACTCGCCGTTGCGCAAGCCCGTGGCCTTGGCCTTGTTTGCTTCAATGCGTCGGTTCGCGGCGGCGATAGCGCGCTCGAAGATGCGGCGCCGCACCTCGCGGGGCTGGTCGATGGATCCCTGCACTTCGAGCAGGATTTTGCGTTCCCCCTCGGTCGGCATGCCGCCGAACACCGCCTTGAGCTGGTCGAGGGCCTGCGTCGTGACCACGTTCTTGAGGTCTTGGGTCGCAATTGCATCGCCGTTTCCGAACAAGGCGGCGCTGGCGCTCCGGCTGTCGACCCACGGACCATCCCAGGCCTTCTGGTTCAGTTCCAACGCCTGTTTAAGCGCCCCAACCACGTTTTGGCCGGCCGTCACGGCGTCGTCGGCGTCGAAGACTTCCTTCATGATCGTGGCGTTCATCTGCGGCGCACCAGTGCGGCGAGAATTGAGCGGATTCGCCGGGTCGTTCGGGCCACCAGGGACATAGGTGAGGCTCTTACCATCGTCCGCCCACATATAGCCGGCCGGCGGAGTGTTGCCCTTGCGGGTTCCGCCCACGAAATCCATAAATCCGGGGTGATCCTGCGCGTACTGCCAATCCCGCATGTTGGCGGTAAGCTCAGGCTGGCCGTATCCCGGCTGGCTCCGCTTCATCGCCTCGTTCCACGCGTCAGCAATGGGCAGGCCGAATTGCACCGCGTCAGCAAGGTCGGGATAAGAGCGCTGCAAATAGCTGATCGTCTGGTTCAACTGCTGCTGGCGAAGAGCCTTTTCCGCCTCAGCCTCCGCATAGGCATCATCTTGGCGTCGACCCGCGCCGACGCCCTGCGCCGCAAGCCCAAGGCCTTCTCCTATGTTCCGACCAGAGCCGATACCGCCACCGATCGCGGCGAGAGTATTCCGGTTCGAATTCGCCCACTGCGCAACAGGGTTTTCCTTGCCGAGAAATAGTTCTGCGAGACCCATCTTGGCCGCTCCTTAAAGAATACCCAGGCCGAGACCGAGCGCGCCCTGCCACCAGGGCGTTGACGGGCTGGTCTGCGTCGTGGTCGAGCCCGAAGTGGCCGCATTGCCCGCCAGGATCGAACTCAGCTTGGCGATAAGATCGGTGTTGGCGTTCGCCTTGCGGGTGAACAAGTCATAGTCACCCTGTCGCGCCGCCTGCTGGTCGGCATCCTGCGCCGCGCCAACTGCGCCGATGGTCGCGCCGGGAAGCTGGCCGGCGTTGAAGAGGCCGGGCAGCATCTGCGCCGCTCGTTCCTGTCGCGCCTGATCATTCTGGAAATTGGAATAGTCGAGGCTCGCAAGGGCATTGCCGAGGCCTTCGGAGGCGGCGTTGACATTCGACGCGCCACCCATGCGGCCGGCAGCGTTGTACCAGCTATTGACGTCGGTAAGGGTATCGTCGGCCACCTTCGAGCGGAGCGCGGCATAGCCAGGGTCATCGGTCCCGAACCGTTTGCCGGCCGCGATGTCGCCGAAGTCGGATATCGCCCCGGAAATGCCCGCGGCGTATGCCGGGTCTTTGGCCGCTGCCAGGGACGTGTCCCATGCGTTCTTGGTGGTATCGCCCACCCCTGCATAGAGCGACTTGTCGTAGGTCTTTGCGCCTGCGTCGTAGGCGGAATTGACGCCGCCCAGGAGCTTGTTGACCGTCGCCGTCACGTTGGGGTTCGACGGTGCGGTGCTGCTGGTCGTGGTGTTGGTAGAGCTGCCCATCTAGAGCACCTTTCTTAGTCCGTGCGGCACCCCGTCGAGGGGCGCGAAGTCTGGGAACACGCGGCGCCAGTCCCGGCCGCCAAGGCGCAGCTCGGTGCACCCGGCCTCTTTCGCGAGCCTGCCGATTTCAGCGATGCCGGAGCGCATCAGCGCCAGCCAGCGACGACGCGGCGCGCCGTAGGCCGCGAAATACTCGATGCCGAAGCAGATCGCGGGCGGAGAGCCGTCCTCATACACGGCGCCCACCAGCACTGCGGCACCGGTTTCCGTCGCGATGCGAAAGACCAGATAGCGGCCGGCAATGATGTCCCGCCATACCGCCTCAAGGCCGCCATCGAGCACGGCCGGCGCAATCATCCGGCGATATGCGGCGGCCTGCCCAACCAGTTCGGCCAGTGGCACATGGCCGATAATCAACTCTGGTTCGGGTTGATGTAGATGACGCATACGTCAGCGTTCCCAGCGGAAACCGTCACGCGCAACTTCTGGTTGGGATCCAGGCCGAAGGGCTCGTTGAAGACAAATGTTTCCTTGGCTGCCATCGGCTTCTGGTAGCGTAGGAAATAGCTATTGGTGCCGTCATAGACCTCGAGCGTGAGGTTCGGCGTGCCGCCACTCAGTTCGGTGACCATGATCGAGAGGACGCCGGCACGAGTGCCGAGGTCGAGAATATCCTTGGCGCCAGCGCTCGTGATCTTGGTCCATGCCGGAAGGAGGTTGCCGCCGGAGACGTTGTAGCTCATGACGCGCCTCCTGCGGCGCCCTCGATGTAGTCAATGCCCTTGGCGAAGCTCCACGCCTCATTCTTGGGCGCGTTCCACCGCATGGCGATGTGGTTTCCAGATCCACGAAGCCCGGTCCAGCCAGGTCGGCGGCTCCCCTTCCCAGCCGGCGGCTTGAAATCTATCGGGCTCGACAGGGCGTCCTTAACTCCAAGCTCGATCGTGGAGTTTGCCGCGTCGTCAATCGCCGTCGCCCCCGAAATCTTGCCGTGGACAGGGCTCGGCTGCGTCGATGTCGTGATGCGCGCTGCCTGCGCGCCACCGGCAAACATCGAGAACCGACGCTCGCTATCGAGTGCCGCAAAGATCGGCTGGCCGCCCTGCCATAGGCGAGCATCGAGCAGGGTATTGATGCCATCGAGCGGGCCGTATTCGGCATCCATGCTGTCCAGCGTGATGCCTGGCGTTGCGATGCGCGTCAGGTAGGTCGTGGCCTCCTCGCTGGTAACCCAGCGGTCCCAACGCCACGAATAGCCGATAATATCCGTGGTCACCTCGCCCGTGGCGCCGGGGCGCGGGAAGCGCCACCAGACCATCTTGCGGAGAGGGTCGTAGCTACCCTGTACCCACGCCAGTCGGGACTGGTCGACGACGCTTAGGAACCAGTCATCGATGAAGCCCGCGCCGATGGTCTCGATACCGCCCGCCAGCGTGTATTTGCGGAAGCCGTCGGTTGAGAACCAATACACGGCCCCGTCGAAGGCGACACAGGAGCGAGCCCCTACCGAGCCCACACCATCGCTCAGCTTCACAAGGCTGAACTGCTTGCCGTTGAGCGCGCCGAACTGCATCAGGCGGGCCGCGCGCTCCTGCAGGATCAGGGCGGCGTTGTTCTTCACGTCGGCGCCGAACACCAGCGGGCCGCCGTCGTTGAGAGGCTGATTGTCCGCGCCCTTCTTCACCCACTCGAACGGGTCGCCAAGGCCGGAGACCTTGAGCAGGCGATTATTGCGCTCCCCTACGTCATCGAGGCAGTCGAGCGCCACCAGATAGTTGGCGCAGGCGAAAATGAAGCGCGGCTTGCCGGCGCCCGCCACCGTCGTGAAGCCCGCGGGCAATTCGACGTTGTAGGCGACCAGGCCATCCGACGTATTCGCCCCGAAAAGGTAGGCGCCGAAATGCACGGGCGACCAGTCGTCATCGGCGGTGATGTTGAAGGCGCCGGCCAGCGAAAACCAGCTATTGTCGTTGAGCAGCGAGTACCAATTGTCTGCCGTGAAGGCGAAGACCTTCCACGTGCCATCATTGAGTACGAGCGCGGCCATCCCGCGCGGCGCGTCTGGCAACGCCTCCGCTCCGGGCGCGACCGACAGGCTCGGCGCCGGGCCATAGCCCTCGGGCAGCGGCAGAACGCCGTTGGCCACCATGACGGTGCCGGGCGCGGTTTCCCCAAGGTCAGGGGCGAGAGGGCCGAATGGGAACTGCATCAGCGATCCCCATAAATGTTGTAGGTGCCACGGCCAGCGGCGGCCATGAGCGCCGGGTCAACCCGAAGGGTGCTGCGCTGCGACTTGCGGATGAGGGACGCAATTTCGGGGATGGCCTCTTCAAGAGTTCCCTTCCAGATCGCGCCGTTCTCCCAGGCCTCGTTGTAGCCAGCTCCCCAGACCAACACCACGGCCAGGTACACATCCGGATGGTTTGTGAGCAACCAGTTGGTCGGCGCTCCCTCGGACAGCGCGAACCGACCGCGATAATGGAAGCGGAAGGAATAGGCGGCGTCGGCGGGGCGGTTGAGGTGGATGGTTGAGAACTGCTCGACGGCGAACATTTCCGGCCGCCCAGGTCCGACCTCATAGGGCATGGCAGAGGCCGATTGCGGCTGCACCGTGATTTCGGCGCAGCCCGGCTCAGCGATAAACAGCGCCAGCGGCTGGACGACATCGAGGCCGGCAATATCAAGGTCGCGCGAGCCGATCGTGGCGGTAAGCAGCGCGTCGGTCTCCATTGGCCCCAGCTTGCGGTTCAGCTTGGCTTCACCGAGTTGCACCCAGATTTCGGCCTTCCCTGCCTGGCCGGCGCGGTCCATCCATTCGATGGCTTCGGCTTTGAGGCTCGCGTAATCGGTAATCATGTCGGCTTCCCCAATGGAAACGGGCCGCCCGGCAAGGGGCGACCCGCGAGAGGCAATTGCCTGTGCTTAGTTGTTGGCGTAGCGAGCCGCGAGCTGCGCGCGGATCGTCTTGAAGCCGTAGAGGACGTCAACGCGGCAAGGCATCTTGTCGTTGTTGATGTCGTACTGGCGCACGATACGCATGGAGATGCCGTCGAGCACTTCGCGCGCGGCGAAGTCGACGCCCTTCGGCATCACCAGGTCGGCGGTGGCGAAGGCGAAGGCATCCTTGTGGTACAGCATTGAAATGCCGTGGGGTGTGGACACGGTACCGGACACGACGATAGCTGCCGTGGCGGAAGTCGTCGGAATGACGACATTCTGGCGAGCGCCGTCCAGCACGATTGCCGGGCTGATCTTCACCACGCCAGCCCCGCCGGCATAGTCCTCGGTCACCACGAACTGCTGCAGTTTGCCCGTGGAGATTTTCGTCTCCGGGTGCACTGCGTACGCCTTGTCGATGGTGAAGATATCGCCGCGGTTAAGGGCCCCAGCGCCAGAGGCCACGGTGATCTGCGCTACAGGCGTTGCCGATACCGGCAGGGCCGCCACGAGCGTGCTGGTGGTGTAGGCATTGTTGGCGGCGCCGCGATTGTGAGCCGGCCACAGCGTGTTTTCGTAGAAGTCGAAACCAGCCGTGCGGCCCATCATGCCTTCGCGGTACTGCTCCTTGATCGCTGTCGAGTCCTGGAACAGACCCTTGAGGGCATCCACCAGGTCAACGTTGTCCTGGGTATTGAGGTTCGCGGTGCGATCGCTGAGCGGGGCCAGCGAGTCGACCAGCTTCTTGCGACCAGCCAGCAGCTTCGCCATCGTCGCAGGCTGCCCCTGGTTGTCGATCTGCTGGTAGATATCCTTGTACATCGACATGGTGTCCGCCTCGATGACGGAAGCCAAGACCGACATAGCCGGATCGAGGATGCGCTTGGAGAAGCCGTCGAGGCTCAGGGTCAGTTCCGCCGAGGAGAAGTTCACCGGAACGTGCTTCTGGCTGGTCACCTTGAGCGTGACGCTCTGCTCCTGAGTGTCGTTGTTGCCCATCGTCGGGCCGTCGAACACCTTGTACTCGTTCGGCAGGCGGATTTTGAGGTCGGAGCCGATCTTGGCCCCTTCCTTGGCGAAGCTGTCGTCATACTGGCGATTGATGCTGCCGACGAAGTTCAGCTTCTGGTGAAGGATGCGAAGCGCCTCACGGGTCACTGCCGTGGGCGTAAGAAGAGCGTTGGCCATCGTTGGCTAACTCCATGGTAGGCGGCTCATCGGCCACCCAAAGATTGAGGTGGGTTACTGGCCCTTGCGCAGCTGCGCGTTGCGACGCTTCTGCCACTCGTCCATCGACAACCGATCATCGAGGCCCGCGGGTTTCGGGTTGCTCTTGGCGGCAACGGTGGTGAGCGGCGTGGTCGCCTGGGTCGGTTTGGGCTTTGCGGACTTCTTGAGCATCTGGTCACCGAGGTGTGCACGATGCAGCAGCTTGAGGAGCTGGGGGCTCCAGTTGCGCTTTAGCGTGTCCTCGTCGACACCTTCGCTGACAGCATACTGCACCAGCGTGGTCATGTGCTCAGGCTTCCAGCCCGGAATGGTCTTCGCGAATTCGAGGGTTTTCTCGACGCGGGTAGCAAGGTCTTGCTCCGCGGCCTGAGACCGCTCGGTTTTCGCATTTTCGAGGATCCCTTCGAGCTGCAATTTGCGCGCCTTGAGGTCATCGAATTCCATCCGCGCCGCTTGGGTCGCGAACGGGTCGGTACTCTGGTGATGCTGCCAGTCAGCAGAGGTAAGCTTGGCATATTCAGCAAGCCGTGCCTCGATCCCGCGCAGCTCGCCGCGGGCATCAAGCTCTTCGTCGGTCGCCTTAAGGCGTTCCTCGATACCGTGTTCGCGGTCGTCGAGCGCCTTGTTGCGTTCGGAAAGCTTCTGCGTTTTCTGGGTGTAGTCGGCGTTCTTGAGGAACGAGCCCTCAAGTGCCTTGGGCACCTGGTATTCGATGCCATCAACTTCGACAGTGACAAGCTCAGGCTCGCCATCGCCTTCAGTACCGGCGTCGGTCTCATCGTTTTCCAGCTCGTCGTCGGTCTCGGTTTCGAGCTCGTTCGGCTCTTCAACCGTCGCATTGTCCTGCCCGGGTGCAGTGGTTTCCTGTCCGAGCGTTTCGGCAATGGAAAGGTCATCGTCAGCCATGACGCTTCACTCCTCTAGGGGTTGGTGAATGGGGGTTAGATCGGCGCAAAAACGCGCCGGTTACGCGCTCGGGGGCATCCCGATCACGACTGGGGCAGGCGACATTGCCTGCATCCGTTCCGTTTCGGCCTTGAAGGCGTCGACTTTGACCTTGCTGGCGTCTACCTGCACTTTGGCCATATCGACCGACTTGTCGGCCTTGAGCTGCTCGACCTCGGCCGCCAGCTTCTGGATGATCTTCACGCCCTCATCGAGCTTCTGCTGGATTTCGGCCGGGATGCCGCCATCCTCGCCGAGCGCCTGCTTGGGCACCATGTTGCGGAGCCGCTTAGCAATCTCATCGGCGCCAGGCCAATCGAGCGCACCGGCGAGAATATCGCCGATGAGCGGGGCCGCCTGCGGGAAGGATTGCAAGAGCTGCATCATTTCAGCGCCGGCTTCCTCGCGGCGCGTGGTGAAGCTCGGCCCGGCCGACACGGCAACATCGTACTTGCCCACGGTGAGATCGTGCAGCGCCATGAGCGGAGCGCCGTCAGCATCAGCCATCGGCTCCCCGTCATCATTCTGCTTCTGGTAAGGCGCATTGACCTTGACCGAGCGCTCCTTGCCGTTCTCTCCACGGATGCGCAGCACCCGCTCGTTCGAATAGACGTGAGGGATGAGGTCGATGAGGATGCAGCCCGTGTGACGGATGGCCCGCACCTGGTTGTCCGAGAAATCAAAGGTAGACATATCGCCCTCCACCTTCCGCGCCCGGATCGCCACGCCGCTGGTTTCGTTGGAGCGGGCACCAAGCGAGGCGTCATAGAGCCCCATGATGCGCTTCATGTCGTCGTTCGCGGCAAGGCCTTCCTGCATCGCGCCAATGGACGGCCCGGCATCGAGCGTCTGACGCTGCGGCGGCACGGCGCCATCATATTCAAGGAACGGGTGGCTCTCCGAATTCACTGTATCCCAACGCTTATCGGAATCGGCGAAGCCGGTAGGACCGATGTACGGGGTACGCGGCGCCAGGGCGACCAGCTCGGTCGAGGTGGAGCGCCAGTAGTTCATCATCTGCTGGGAGCTCTTGGCATCATGGGTCAGCGCCCGGCGATAGACCTTGCCCTCAATGTCGAACTCGTCGCCATAGACCGGCACGATGGGAATGTAGCGGCCGGGCCACGCCTCATCCTTGAGGATGTCCATCCCCGACATGGTGCGCTGCCGGACCTTGTAGGTGAGCGCCGTGCGCTCGCGGCGGAATTCGACGATGCCGGCGCCGAGCAGCGCCATCAGTTCCTCGTTGCTTTCCACGTCCTCTTTCGACACCACGACAAGCTCGTTCGAGCGGTGGTCCAGGAGCTGCACTATCTGGCGCTCCGCCTCTTCGCGGTGCCACCACTCGGCGAGCTGCACCGTGTCGCCGTCGATCCAGGCCTCGCCGCCCCACGCATCGGTGTCCGAGAAGTCGACGACGGCCTTTCCCTTATATTTCCGAGCGAAGGCATCACGGGAAATCCGGTCAACCACGAAGGCATCGTTCCAATCGGAGCTATCCACTGCCGTGGAGTAGGGATCGCCGTAGACCGAGAACGGATTGCGAATGCGCTTGATCGACAGGTCCATGTCGAAGACGTCATCGTAGGCGTAGTCCAGCCCGATGCGCCAATAGCCGAAGCCGTTGAACACGGCGCACTCGATGCCGGTATCGTAGGCCGCCGAGGCGTTCGAGCTATACTCGATGTGCCGGATCAGATCGCCCAGCACCTCGGCGGTTTCCGGGTCAGCGCGATCGTCAACCGCCCGCACCTTGATGGCGGGCTTGTTCATGCGGGCGTCGTTGGTCACCTGGCGCCCGAACGATGGCAGCACGTTGATCGTGAGGCAGGGGCGGCCTTCTTTCTCGCGCTGCCGGCGAATTTGCTCTGGCCACTGCTCACCGTTGCGCGCGAAGCGAAGATCTTCCTTGCCGGTCTCACGGTTCTCGTTTTCCGCGTCCTGGCAGAGCGTGAACATCTCTCGGCCTTCGGCAACCAGATCGTCTTTTTCAGCCATAGGTCAATTCATCCATGATCCGGAGCCGCCGCGCGCCGCCGGCCGCTCCCGGGTTCGGCGCGGCGCAACAGGCTCAGCGAAGGTGAGAACGACAGCGTCCCACTCGTCGGGGGAGCGGAGCCTGCGGACTTCCCGCATGTGCTCTTTGCTCTCCATCAGCAGGTAGCTGTTGGCGTTGTAGTGATAGCCAGGGCCGCACGCGTCGGCCTGCAAGCTGTCGAGGTCTGGGATGTCGGCGCCGCCCGAGTCATCGAGCCAGTCGCGCGAGCGCATCCACATTTCGGCGCGGCGATTGAACGGGCCGGGCCGCTTCTCACCGCTGGGCAAGATGATGTCCATTGCCTGCGGCGAGCCCGAAAAATCGATGGGCACCACGACGGACGCATATGGCTCGCCCCACGACTTGAGGATGTCGTAGACGCCGGCGCCAACCCCGCCAACGTCGATGAACACCCGATCGGGGTTATCAGCGTCGATCACCTGCTTGAGCCAGTTGGCCCCGGCGACCGTATCGATCTTCTGCCGGCTTTCGACCTTGATTACCTTGCGGCCGCGGCGCCAGACCAGGGAGAAGCGGTCATCCCCGAAGCGCGCCGGGTCGGCGCCGATGATCAGCGGGCCAATGCCCTCAAGGTCGGCCTTGCGAGCCTTAACCACCGCTTCTGGCTTGATGTAGCTGTCATGGCCCGACATCTGGAACGCCTCGGCCGCGGTGGCCGGGTATTCCTGCTTGAACTGGGTCGGGTCGTTCAATTCGATGAGCTTGGCGCGGCGCCAGACCATGTGTTCCATGGTGAGGCCATCGCTGCGATACGCATCGAAATAGTCCTGCTCTTCCTTATTGAGCACGAAACTGTTCGGCACCGGCCTGGTGTATTCGTCCTGCCAGTACCAGGGGATGAAGATAGCTTCGTAGTCGCCGCGCCCAGCCTCTGCGTCCTGCCATCGGGAATGGAACTCACCGCCGATGCCGTTGGCGGTGCTCTCCAGGATGATCTCGGTACCTGGCTCGTCTGGCACGGCCTGCACGACGCCGGAGAAGTGCGCCTTTGCATTGGGCCAGAAAGCCACCTCCGATCCGTGGAAGAGCTGGATGGTCTGCGATCGGCCCTTTGCCTTCGCGCCTGCAGTGCCGACGCCATAGCCGCTGTCCAGACGGTCGAAGTAGAGCTCTTTGGCGTTGGCCGCGCCGGTCGAAGGCTTCACCAGCGGCGGGCAGTGCTCGTGATACCGCTCGACCATGCCGAACAGGTTGTCGGTAGCGTCTTGCTCGTGCGTCAGGATGAAGACGCGGACGCCCTTCGAGTGCGTGGCGCGGTGATAGAAGCGACCGCCGATATAGGTCGATATGCCCTGCTGGCGTCCCTTGAGGACTAGCGCCCGAACCCGGCCAGTTCGCTCCCGCTGCGCCTCGAGCCTGCCGTGCAGATAGACCTGCGCCTTATTGAGGACAAAGGGCTGCACGCCGGCCGTGGCCAGCTTCGGACGCACCTTTAAGCACTTCGGTGCGTAGTACGTGAAGTCATCGCGCAGCCGGCGCCGTATTCTAAGTTCCTTGTCCGTCAGCGCCATCGTCGGGCTCTGGCTCGGACGCAGGCTCGTCGTCTAGCTCGTCGAGAGCGTCTTCATGGTTGTGCGTCACCTCCACGCGATCAACGAACATGCCAAGGTGCCGGCCGATATCGACCAACGCACCCTTCTTATCGTGCATCTTGATCTTCAACCCGCCCTTGTCAGTCTGGCTGATCTCGGAAATAGCCGCGGCAGTGTCATCATCGATCACGTCGCTATCGATGATTTGCACCTGGTTCGAAACAGCAAGCTTCGTCTCGCCGGTGTCTTCGTCCACTTCCATTTCCGTGACGTTGGCCTGCCAGCGGATTGCCTTGCGGATGTCGGCAAAGCCGATCTTGGCGAGTTCGCGCAACACCTTGTCTTGGGTGATTTCGGTGCGCTTCGAACGGATTTGCTGCGCGTCCGAGATCGCCGCGGCGATTTCAGGTTTTCTGAGGTTCTCGTAGCCGGACTGCGCCGCCGTCGACTTGCTGTAGCCTGCCCTGATTGCGGCTTGGGTAGCATTGAGGTCGACAAGATATTCTTCGACGAAGCGCGCTTGCTTCGCCGTCAGGCGGGACTTGGTCATTTGGGGTTTCCTCTCGACTGCCCGAAGGCTTGGTCGGTGCTTCGAAGCTGGTATTGCGCCGGGCTCCCAGCCGTGATTTTCTAGCCGTGACCTATTGGGAGGCTCACTATGGACCAACGCTTTAAACCAGGCGATGTCGTCAAACTGCGCTCTGGCAGCGTACCAATGACCGTAGAAGAGGCCAACGACGACTACGTTGGCGTCATCTGGTTCGACGACAAGGAAATCAAGCGGGCAAATCTGGGCCCAGATATTCTTGAGATCATCGAGGACGAGCGTTAGCCGCTCGGCCCGCAGACTCGAATCTGGACAAATTAAGGGCGGTCGATGGTTTAGCCATCTGGGCCACTCGCTGCTCGGGAAACGCGGCGCCTCGGCGCCGGCCTGCTGCGGATCAATGGTCGTCCGTCGCCGCCTTAGGCGGCATTTGACAAATACTCGAGCGGGAGGTCGATTTCCCGCTCAGTCCCAAACAGGGAAAGCAAGACCGTCCCCATGTCGCCATCGATCTGGGTGACGGGGACAACGTGGTCGCGAAACGCTCCGCTGACGATGGTGACCTGGTCGCCAACACCAAACTCCTCGCGGCTGCGCATGTGTCGCTGTTCGACCGGTGCGCGCAAGGCGCCGTTGGCGTAGGCCGCGGCGAACTCGATGAACCGAAAGCGGTTGAGGCGCAGTGCCTGTTCCTTGTCGCCCACCACACCCGTCACGAGTGGGATCTGGGAAAGGTGGAACCAGGGCGGAGTGCCCGGAAAGCCAGCAAAGACGTACCGAGGCACCACCGCGAAGGCCATCTCTTCCTTGTGGCGTCGGGCCTTGGTGTGCCGGTTGGTCGCCCGCCAACGTGTCTGCGTCGGGACGAAGGTTTCGACACCGAGCGAGCGGAGGATGTGCGCCAGCGTGTATTCCTTCTGCGGATGCGTGGTAAGCGCGTACCAGTTCAGATCAGCGTCGATCTCAGTCGCCAGGTCTTTGGTGATGACCAGCCGCCGCGCGCTAGCCGCGCGAACAACTTGGCGGCGGGCAGAGCGATCGAGCTGACTGGGGAGCTTCATGGGGTGCATTTTATGCGCACCTCATGAAGCGAAACAGACGCTACGATTGGGCTAGATCAAGTCAAACTGCCCAGTTTTCCCGCTAGCTCCAAAGTAATCGCGAAGTGAGCGGCGCGAAGCGACATAGTTTCGGCCTGCGCGTCGAATCGGAGAACCAGGCGCTGCGGAAAGTGTGTGTCGAACGAAGTCCGGGCTGCGCGAGATGAAGTTCGCGATGGCCTTCGCTCCCCAAAGTAGATCGAGGGTGGGGTCTGGGGGGGGCGACTGGTTGACGTTATCCATTGGACAGCATCCTAATAGTCGAACCAGTCGGCATCGATACCGAGTGTGCGACTAACTGCGACACCCAGCTTGCGCGTCGCGTCGGCAGAGTAAGGCTCCACCGCTATCAATTCGCCTGGAAAAACGCTGTTAGACACGTAATTTCCAAGGTCGGCCCGAGCGTTCCGAAGGAAGGAAGCGAACGCTGGGATCTGAGCCATCTCGATTACAAACCGGTTATGACTTACACGATAGGTGGGAGCGACCGTAAACATCAAGTCGAGGATGTCAGAAAGGTCCGCCGTCGCTTTCCCTCGGTGAACCGCATTCCATGCGCATCGCTCATCGCCGGCTATTTCGGCCCTCACCCGGCGCCACAATTCGTCCTGGCCGTTTGCGATAACAAAGCGATCGCCAGCGACGGCATCGTTAGCGGCCGCCCAGTACCAATTATCTACCATTTTTCTATCCCTCGGTTGGCGGGGTGAACTAAGGAACGATGACAGCGCCATCTTTCAAGGTCATGCCCTCAAACATGTTCTCGAAGCGACCTATCACGCTTCCTTCGAAGTCAGGGAATTCCTCGGCTACGTGCCGGGCGATATCCTCCCACTCTGCATAAGCAATCGTCGGAGCGACCCGGCTAGCCCAAAAGTGAAGGGCTGTCGCGAAAACCTCGGAGGGTCGCGCCGTAGGCGATGGTTCTCCGCGCGGGAACAGTGGCTCCTCTATCAAGTCTTTAAAGTCAACAAAAGTGAACCGAGGCGCGCCGTTGCGCTCATCCTGGGCTTTCTCGACAGACCGAAGCTTGTTTAGAATTCGAAACGCCTTTTTCGCCTCTTTCTTTAGCGAAGCAATGTGCGCGTTGGACAATTTGTCCTTAGTCATCTTTGTTCTCCCTCTGTGATGGCTATAACGAGTTATTTCATGTGCGAGCGGTAAATGTGCCCAATGCGGCTTACGCGTGCGGAGAGAAATTGACGTACTGGGAAAGAGAGTCATATAATTGCTGAATCTATATTGCGCACGCAAGCCGCGTTGGGCACGTTTTTCAGTCGAAAACACTGCCTGCACCCATAATTCTGGTCCGCTCCGCTCCGGCCGCAAGTATCTTGATCTGCGCTTCTCGACGCTGTTTCATCTCGTTTGCGGCATAAGAAGCAAACCGGCCATCATGAACTTCCGGACATATTGTCCATTGCGTCGGTCCGTGCCGCGGGTCGATACGAGTGTCTGTGTTGGGGACGACCCAATCCATATAAGTCAGGAGCTGCATGGCACGTTTGATGCGGTCGTGCTCGGTTCGCAGCGATTTGTTGGCGTCGCCTATGTTCCGCCGCGTAATTTTGCTCAGATCAGGCTTGGTCAATATGAAGCCGGCGATTGACCGTGCGTCGTAAACGGTCTCGCCGGCGCCGACGCACTCGGCGTAGAACCGCAGGCTGTTCGCCAGCAAGTAGTCGACCAACCGGGCTGCCCGACGCGCGGTCTTTGCCGAGACCGGAATGCCATCTACCTCGTGGGGCTCCGCCTCATGGTTGTCCAGGACATGGCAGAGCAGCAAAAGTCTCGAGCTCAACCCGGGCCCTTTGGCCAAATGGCCTTTCCAGGCCTCGGAGAGCCCTGGAAGGAACGATAAGTCCCTGATGCGGCTCCGAACCGGCTTCCAGACCTCCTGTGCTTCCGGGCTCAGCTTCACTACCGCCTTCACTTCCGCGGGATTGGACGACCGCGCCCACTTCTTGACGATGCTAAAATAAGCGCGCTCCGCGATCGCGTCCGGCTCACGGTCGACCTCTTCCTTCGACTGCGCGCTGCCGTCGCCGTAGATGGGCAGAAATCTTTGCAGCAAGCCGTCGCTGTCCAGGGTGTCTGAAATCTCGCGCAGCTTCCTGGGCTGGATGCCGCCGATGATCGAGGCTCCCCAGAAGTCGATGGGGATGTGTTTGCGCCCAACGCGGTCGACGCTCTCGGACCCGCCGTTGAACAGTTTGAGCATCTTCGCCCGGTCGCCCCCCTTGGAGCTCTTGTAGGCGTCGAGTGAGCCGAGCAGGGCGGCTAGTTCGTCCTGATGGATAAGAACGCCGCTGCGATTGTCGCCTAGCACCGCGCCGAGGGCCTCGACGGTGATATCGACCACGACGTTCCGCTTTATTTTCGGCTCGGGAGGCAAGGCCAGAATGGCTTCTTTTCCTTTGGCCGTCTTCTTGAGCAATTCCCATTCCGCGTATCGGCGGGCGCCTTCCTTGGCGCTCTCGTGGTCGACCTCGCGAAGGGGTTTGGTAGCGGCGTCCATGCTTGGCGTCTTCATGCCGCCAACGCCCTCGGCGAGCATCACCCAGAGAATGGCCGGCTCCCTCCAGCTTGTGTCGTTAGCCTTGGGTTGTATCCAGAGCTTGTTACCGATCGCGGCTGCAACGGTAGCCAGCGCACAAACTGCCGAGTAAACCGCGGGCACACCCATTCGATCGCCAGTATCGCGCGCCCAGACGTCAATCACTTTCGGAAACGTATCAACGGGCAGGTCGAGCAGATGTTCGGTCGGTCCGAAACCGAATGGATCCTGCGGATTGTTCGGCCGTTGCCGGACGGTCGCGGAGGTCGGTTCCGCTTCGCGGGTGGCCACGTCGAAGAAACTGTTGCCGCTCCCTGGCAGGTTCTCGAACCAGGCATCGGCCCGGCTGTAGGTGCCGCCGCTCAATTCTTCTGCCTGGGCATAGAGCCACGACGCGCCGCGTCTATAGGGAGGCTTCATGCGGCGCCAATCTGCCTCGACGACGTCCGGGTCATTGCCCGACCCGTCTGGCGCCGTCCAACCCTCGCACCATTCCTGGAACAGTTCGAGCGCTTCGGCTTCATTGTCAGGCAGGGCCGCCTTGATGGCGTATCCCATGTCTCGATAGGATTCGCGCGATGGGTGCGTGTTGTGGGTGTTGGGTGTGGCGCGCACGGCGCGGCGCACGGCCTCGAGCTCGCCGCGCAGCCCAGCCTGGCTCGCCTGCCCGATAGCGCCCTCTACCTTGACCTCGGACGCTTGGGGAAGCTTTAGGCGCAGTTCCTCCAACAGGGCCGTGATCTGGGCCGCCTCGAAGACGGGCAAATCCGCATAGGCCGGCACGTCGCGCGGCCATTCATAGGGCTTGCCGGTCTTCGGGTGGATGCCATGGGCGACGAACTGCCGCCCATCGCTCAGGACCTCGACACGATCGAGCAGGCGGTTGTTCTCGTCGCGCTGGCCGAACTCGATGCGCTGGTACTGGAAAGCGCCCCGCACGCGGCAGAGATAGAGCGCCTTGGGGTAGTTGCCCACGCGGACGGGAAGCGGTCCCAGCAGGTCCTGCACCCCCTGCAGCACCTGCGCCGCATGGTCCTTGGTGTCGGCGTCGATTGCTACCAGCGACGTGCCGTCGCCCATGTCGCCGGTCTTGATGCCGACGCCTGCGCCCATGGCCTGCCACCGATCGAGATCGGTCTCATCGCACTCGTAGAGATTCCAGTCGAACGACCCCCAGGTTCCGTCCTGGTTGCGGCGGCCCGGTGTCTTGCCCCGACCGTCCTGCTTGGTGTCGACGCGCTTGTAGAGCGTGCTGTTGGGGCTGATCTCGACGCCGGGCGGGATGATGGGCACCAGGCGCGTGAACCCGCGCGCGTAGAAGCGCTGAAAGTGATTGGCGATGTCCATCGGCTATCGGGCCCGGCGCCGATCTCGGACGCGGTTGTCGTCGAGAAGGCGAAGACACCGATTTCGGAGCGCCTCGTTGTCGCTGAATCGGGCAATTGCCTGCAGCTCGTCGCGAGCTTCTGTTCTGGCTTCGCGATCGGCGCTGTGAAGCAACACAGGGGCCATCTGCCAAAATAGGCGGGCTTCGTTTTCAAGGAGGGATTTCATGATTCCACTCCGATCTCGAAGAACTCCTGCAGGCGCCGCCGGCTTGCCACCCACTGGCCTCCCGCCTTCCGCGCCGGGATTTGTCCCTTCTCGAGCATATGAAATGTCGCCCGCGGAGTCTTCCCGATTACGGCGGCAATCGCACTGGCACCCCAGAGCAGATCGAGATGCCTGCTTGCCTCACGAGCAGGATCGGCGGTATTATTCATTTGCATTGGTCTGTTCCTTCGCGAGGGATTGGTCATGCACATGGCTCGGCGGTGTTGGCGCACCTGCCGGGCCTTTTGCTTTCATGGCCGCGCGGATAGCGCGGACAATCTCGGAATTCTGGGAACTCGCATTCTCCCGTGCCTCAGCTTCAATGAAAGCTTTGGCATCGCGGGGTATTCGTACCCTGAGGTCGGCATGGGGCTTGTTCATGGATCGTTTACCCTGATACTGTTGCAGTGTGTCACTGTGACGCCTAACGTGTCACAGTGACACTTCTCGGTCAACAAGGAAATGTCACTGTGACTTCACGCAGGCAAGCGACGCCAGAAGTTGGTCTTCCCGTGCGCGAGCATGACAAGTTCATGCTGCGATTGCCCGATGGGATGCGGGAGCGTATTCGCCAAGCTGCGGAAGCTAGTGGGCGCTCGATGAACGCGGAAATCGTGAGCGCCCTGGAGGCAGCTTATCCGGCGCCAAAGGATCCCACCGCAGAAGAGCTGGATCGAAGCATCGAAGTGCTAGAACGTCGACTCGCTGTACTCGATGTGACCAACCCCAACCCTGATGCAGAGACGCGCGCTCTGCGTGATCAGCTCCGCGATGCTCTGGTCATGGCGCAAGTTCGAAGGTTCTTGTGATGAGTGTTCGAAAGCGCATTTGGGCGACGAAAGGCATTGAGCACACCGGCTGGCAGGCGGACTACGTGGACGCCAACGGCAAGCGTCGCCGCAAGATGTTCGGACGGAAGAAGGACGCCGATGCTTTCCTGCTGACGGCGAAATCTGAGGTGCGCGAAGGCGTCCATGTCGCCGATGCCGACACCATCACTGTTGCTGAGGCGGGCAAGCTCTGGATCAAGTCGGGGGAAGCGGCCGGGCTTGAGCGCACCACCATCGACCAGCGCCGCCAGCACCTCGAGCTTCACATCAAGCCATTCATCGGCGACGTGCGGCTGAACAAGGCGACGGTGCCTTGGGTCCGGGCCTTCCAAGAGAAGCTGCGCGACGAGGGCCGCTCTCCGGCCATGGTGAAACGTGTCACCGTGTCCCTTGGATCGATCATCGCCGATGCACAGGATCGCGGGCTCGCCGTGCGCAACCCGGTTCACGAACGCTCGCGCGCCCGATCAACAGCCAAATCGACAGAGAAGCGCGCCAAGGCGAAAGTCGTGGTCGGGGTGGACATACCCTTGCCCGAGGAGATCAAGGCCTTCCTTGGAGGCCTGGCAGGGCGCTGGCGCCCGTTCTTCCTAACGGCTGTATTCACCGGCATGCGTGCCTCGGAGCTGCGAGGGCTCACCTGGGCCAATGTCGACCTCGATGGCCGCATCATCCACGTCCGGCAACGCGCGGACGCCTACAACGCCATGGGGCGGCCGAAGTCGGAGGCGGGCGAGCGAGCAATCCCCATCCCGCCAATTGTCGCCAACGCGCTCAAGGAATGGAAGCTGGCCTGTCCTCGGAAGAACCGAGGGAGCAAGGAAGCGCCCGATCTCGTGCTTGATCTGGTGTTCCCGAATGGCGCGGGTGGCGTCGAGAACCATGGGAACATCATCAATAGAGGGCTGGTGCCGGCGATGCGCGCGGCCGGCGTCTCCGTGGAGAGCGGTGAGCTCGACGAGCAGGGCGCACCGATCCTGGCGGCGAAATACACAGGCCTCCACGCCCTTCGGCACTTCTATGCCTCGTGGTGCATCAATCCTGTGAGTGCGGGAGGGCAGGGGCTTGCCCCGAAAGTAGTCCAGGAGCGCCTAGGTCACGCGACCATAGCGATGACGCTGGACGTGTACGGTCATCTTTTCCCGCGTGGCGACGACGGGGATGCCCTTGCCGTTGCCGCCGCGGCGTTGGTGCAATAG